CCCTAGACCACGCATAAAGCGAGGGGGGGAAGGCACTGCGTGCCTTCCCGAGTGAGAAGATAATCTTCCCGCCTCCTACGTATTAACGTAGACCCTCGTCCGCCTTTTCCTTAAGCGGACGGAGGATGCCTGCCCACTAGACCACGCATAAAGCGGGTCCGGCTTCTCAAAGAAATATTGAGAAAGGCAAGCCTCACCTCGGCCTCTCACTACTCTAACCTTAGAGGTTATCTGTAGGGAGATACTATACATCCTTTGTAAGGACGAATCCCAGCCCATCCTAAGATGGTCGGTACTCGTCCCACAGAAGGAACGTAAGCCGAAGGTCCCATCGTCCATCGAGCCAATATGCAAGAGCTTACGCTCAGATATTGGGATCGATGATTCAATAGCGTAAGCTGTCCTCCAATAACCCTTGGAAAAGAAGTTATTGGAAGCTTCCACTACTGAAGCCATCGACGTGGGGGAATCACCATATGGTTCCAAGAGGTACGCGGGGGTTACATCGTAACCCTTGTAGGCGTCCATCCCACAAGACTCTCTGAAATAACCATCAGAGAAAGTCTTGGAAGAGTTTATCTTGAGACCGCAGGAAGTGAATACTTCCGTGATGGCTGATAGATACTCTCTGGGGGCGATGATATCGTCCCCAAAGACGGTAATCTCCCGAAACATTCCCTTAAGGGTATTGTCCGTGAGATCCGAAACCTTCTTCCCTTGGCTGTAAGCCATCGAGAAAACGGTAAGGATCGCGAACAGAATACTCTGTATAGGAAATGTTACAGCGGAGCCCATAGTAGAGAACTTTCTGAGGACACAGAGACTTCCATGTCTTTCAGTTAAGTTCTGAGATAGAGATCTTGTCCGACAAGCGTGTAGTCCATCAAGGATACTAGATCCTTGAAAGATATACTCGACGAGTCGGGTAGAAATTCTATCCGAAGCACTGGACAAATCAATTGTACAGTGCTTCCTATCTATGGAGGCGTTGAGAGCTCGCTTCCGCGAATTCTCCTGACTTCTAAAGGTTATCGAGTCCGAAAGATAGGGACTCTGTATAACCCTTGCCTCAAGCCACCTCCAGATACATTGCTGTATCCATTGGTGAGCAGTCGGTTCAGCACAGATTAACCTAGGTCCTTTCATGGACTTTGGAACTGCAATGAGCCGGGAGGATGGTTCCCGGGAACTGGGCGGTTCACGATGATTTAAATCACCGCTACCAAACCAGTCATAGGGAAACCATAGGTCAAGTTTCTTAGGCCAGTAGGGAAAATCATATTTCACTACAGGGCCTTCAGAAACAACGCCAGGACCATGCTTAGGCGTGAGACTCCACCAGTCAGGTTCACCAATGGATGAGGTTACTCTTCGGGCAATAGCCCTAAGGAGCGACCAATCCACTGACGAACGCTTAGTATCCTCGAACAAGTCTGTTCGGACAAGATCTTGGTCTCCCCACAAGGGGTGGCCACACCTTGGCAACCACTCAGGGATATCACTATCCCAAGTGTTAGGATAAGACGGAGGGAGCCCTGCTTCAATCTGGAAGAACTCATCAAGAGTTTCCTCTAGCTTGGATTGTGGACATTCAAGCCTTAACTTCTTGCAGCAGAAGCAAATCTGCCTGAGAAAAGTTATGGCGTCCACACAGGGATCATTCCTAAGCACCATGTCATTGTCGAAGACCTTATTAAAGAGCTCCCGTAGGAATACGGGTCCTCTACGATTACGTGTCACCCCACGAGGGAATGACGCTAAATCGAGGAAACCCTGGTCTAGTGATCGATCGATTACTTTTCCAAGGTCTGGGAGAGTTATCGTAAGGAACGATATCCCTCTCTCTTCGACAGCTCTTCGGAGGTAGGACAAGTCCTTTCCGAAGGTCTCTGACATGTCTGGCCACCGTGCGGCAGCATCTGAGAAGATGCCACCATAGGTGGAGACTGCTAGGGTAAGGTAGCTTTTCATTCTGACACACTTTCGTGTTAGAGAATCTACCCATAACCTTTAAGGCTAGTTCAGGGTGATAATAGATATCACCCCCGGCGACTAGTTAATGCCGGCACCCAAGTCGGCAATATTAGTCGCAGCCCCAAGCCAGACATTCACGGCCTTACAGATATTGATCATATCAGTAGGTCCATGATTCTTGTCTTGCCTCATGACGAGGGACACAGTGTCCTTCTGCATGAGCGCAGTAGGCGTTGGGTACACGACGTGTTCGACGAACACGTTGTGGCGGCGCATGACGAGTCCATCGCCATCCGGAGAATCCTCCGTGTGGCGAATCTTCAGGTTCCATGAATCCAGAGTATCAATTAGAGAATACTCGGAACCATAGGAGTCCTGATTAACCCTGTTGAGAACTTTCGCAACAGCGTTGACAGTCAGCGTGATAGTAGCCGGAAAGGCCATGGCAGTCTCGTCCTTAGGTCGGGCTGCAATCAGAGTAATCTGGTTACAGCCAAACTACCAAGGATTGACAGCTTAAAGTTGTCCAAGAAGGGCAACTTTATGGTCAGAAGGTTGTTGACAGAAGGTAGAAAGCGTCTCCTATTAACCATAACGTAGTACGCAGGTGTGTAGATAACCTTTACACCCTTGTAGATAGCGTTATTCTGGGTTGTAAATGTGTCCTTACACATAATACAAGCACCAGATGGTTTATAGTAGATCATGTTGTAGTTGGCTTGTAAAACATCAGAGATGTTGACAAACCAATCTATCATCCATGACCAAGGGAGAGCTTTCCAAATCTCGATAGGTATATGACCTAGGTTTAGGCCATATGCAGTACGGAAGGCGTCAACGAAAGTTGGTGTCTTCCCTATCTGAGATTGATCCTTGACTATCCATCGAATAGTTCCCCAGACTTCACGATCAAAATATCGTGTAGACTCAGGACGCAAGTTGCGGCCAAAGGAGGAATAGACGAGGATACTGCTAGAAGCAGCGTTTCTAAAACGGTCAAGAGTCACCTTACGGCGAATGCCCTTCGATGAGTGGGCTCCTCGAAGTATCCTCTGTCGTTTAGCAACGACATCGGTGAAATCGAGAAGCTTACCGATATCCTCAATAAGAGGCTTCCAACCAAACTGATAAGCTAGGTTGGCGGCTGCAGCTTCCTTAACAGGATTAAGTCCAGATGGACGAGAAATCTTGTGAAGGAGGTCTCCAGCATGTCGAAGCATCGAAGGTAAGTCTTTCAGCTCGTATAACGAGACTGGAAGATATAACCTAGGAGTAAGAGGACCGGACATGGCTAAAAGTTTAGCCATATAGCTATTGGCGTTGAAGCCAGGAGCTGAAGTAAACGAAACGGCGCACGGCACGCTCTCAAATTTGAGAGATGCAGATACGTCCTCCGTGTACAACCCGCCCTCTACACGTTCAAACTGGACACTATCGAAGGTATGGCGATTGCCATAGTCTCCGATAACGTCCTGACACGTGTCCGTAACCGTCCGAGACGCAACAGACCAGGATCCATTATAGACCCTGCCATATTGGGTTTTCGGGCGAGTACGGGACCTAGACGGCATTCGTAGTCAACTTCCAACTGAAGAATAGGGACCGGAATGGATAGGACAGGAAGGAGTCCTACGAGGTGCTCGAAAGAG